AAAAGATCACTTAGTCCTGCCAAGCTTTCTTGTGCAATTTCGGCGAGATTCGCTCCATTTATTGTATTAGCCATTTTTTTGTTTTGTTTTGTTTTGTTGTTAGATCACTTGGTGTGAAATTATTTTTGAATTAAATGTTTGTTTTCTTTGAACCACTTGTTCTTTGCTTCAAGCCCTTCAGCTTTTCCAACCGCTTTGTAGTCAGCCCAGAATGATTCCGCATCAACTTTTGTTTCGGTTTCGTTTGATGATTCTGCAATTGCCTCTTGGGTTTGCAATGCCATCAACTCAGCCGCAGCGCAAGATACAGCTTGCGCTGTAATTTCTTGTGATGCTTCAAGCTCTGATTTGTGATTCGTTTCCATGATTTCCTTTTGAGTAATAAAGTCTTTTGCAGAATTTTGCAATTCTTCAATTTCGGTTGAATATTCATCAACCGCAGTTTCAAGACCTTGAATTTGATTTTCAAGCAAAGCAACTTTTGCATCATTTTTAGCAACAATGCTTGAAACAATCTTTTCAACTGGAAGTGTTGCGCCAGCCTGTTTTGCAATTGTTTCCATTTCGGAAAGGGTTGCGGCTGCCTTTAATCCTTCAACAGTTCCATCAATAAACCCGGCTTCAAATGCTTCATCAGCAGTAAACCAAGTTGTGGAATCCATTAATTCTTCCAGTTCTTCGGTGCTGTAATTGCTCCGGCTGTAAGCGTTAATGATTGCAGACTTCATTTTATCCATCAAATCAGCATCTTTGCGCAGTTGCTCACTGTCGCCAATTGATACAGTCCAAGGGTTGTGAATCATAAGCAAAGCATTATCTGCCATGAGAACTTCATCCCCGGCCATTGCAATGACGGAAGCCATGCTTGCAGCCATGCCGTCAATGTAAACTGTTACGTTTGCAGGATGGCGTTTGATGGCGTTGAAAATTACATTGCCCTCAACTATTGAGCCGCCCGGCGAGCTGATGCGCAGATCGATTTGCTCGATTCCTTCAAGTGCTTCCAATTGTCCAATGAAAGTGTTGGCGTTGACTTCATAGCCACCGATTTCGTCATAAATAAAGATTTCCGCCTTAGAAGATTCATTTCCTTCTGCGTCAATTTTTTGTTCCATTGCATACCATGTATTGGTTGATTGTTTCATTAGTTATTTTCCTCTGTTGGATTATCTTCTGTTTGAGTTTCCTCGGTTTGATTTTCTGAAATTTCAATTTCGGCTTCTGACTCACTGCCAGATTTCAAAGTAATTGGCCTGCGATAGCCACCATCTTGTTCCCAAGCTTCAGAAACCGCTTTTCCAATATCTGGCAAACCAGCTTCTTTTCTGAATGCTTCCTCATCGCTTTGTTGTGGAGTAATAGAACCCGCCCGCACTGCAACGCCATAAGAATCAAATTTGGCTTTCAAAGTCAAAAAATCCAATTCGGTTTTTGCTTCGATTTCTTCACCATCTTCAATTTGTCCTGTTTCTTCTTCAACCAAATCAACTGGATCTCCGGGCATTCCCGTTGTGCCAAGTTCTTGTGGATTCAATCCGTTTTCCTCGGCAATTTGTTTTTTCAAAACAAGATTTGATGCCCGCTTGCGCAGCAGTTCTTCATAATCCATGCCCCGCGCTTCAACAATATGATCTTCGGTTGTTAAACCTGCCCGCAAATCACTGATATCTGCCGCCCTCATTCGGCCTTCATCAACTGTAAATTGTGCAGGTTTGGTAAATCCGATCTTCCACCAATCATCTGGCAATTCGCCATAAACGCCCTGCTTTGCGCGTTTTGCAATTACATACATGGCCGCCCGCTTCATCCCGGCTTCAATTGTTTCCCGCCTTGCTGAAATGCTTTTGTTAATGTCAGCCGCGAATCCGCGAACCCCAGCACCGCCAATGGCAGATGAATCAAGCATTTCCCGCCGCCATCCCATTGCATAAAATGCCGAAGATTCAACCAGCTTTGTGAAATTTAGCCATTGGTCAGAAGGTCTGTTGCTTTGATGCGCTTTTAAACTGCCGCCGTTTTTAATGTATCTGATTAATCCGGAATCCATTAATTGTGTTTGCATTCTGCCATCGCTGCCGGGTTGCGGATTAACAATGGAATTGCCCATGTCTGCCCGTCCAGCTTCATTTGATTCCACCAAAGTCAAAGCACTGTTTACTTTCTCGGCAATCTTTTCTGCATCTCTGGTTTCTGCTAAATCATACCAGTCAAGAATAGCGGCCGCAACTGTTGGCTGCCCCCGGCTTTGACTAAACCATTCAAAATCAGAAACGTGAATCATGCTATTAGCATTTACATCACGGAATCCATCTTTGTGAGATTCGTCCTGCACTCGATATGCAACAGGTTGCATATAATCGTTTACAATCACGCCCGCAAATATTCTGCGCCCCTTGTGCCTGCCTTCTTTAACTGTATGACCGCCATGAAGCCCAAATGAGCCAACCCGATGCGCCTCTAAATATTGCAACTTTGGAAAACCAGTTTCAGCGTTTTCCGTTAATACGATAAAATAGTCACCATCAACATCAATGGTTTTTGAGCCAAGCCATGCTGATTTCCTAAATGAAAAACTTGTTCCCCTTGTGTCGAGCAACCGATCAATTTGGGCAAAATCTTTTTCCACGGCCAAAGCAAATTCAGTGTTTGCGCTGTATGATTGCAACCGCCATGCGTTGCCATAAACATAGTTAGCTTTTTGCTTTACTGCGCCAGATACAGTTGAAAAGGATTGATAAATGTATCGACTGTCGCCAAGCAGCATTTTTTGGCGGTTTTCCACCATCAATTCAGCAATGTCCCGCGCTAACTTGCCGCGCCCAAACCGCCGTTGATCATCCGCGCCGCCCGGATAAAACTCATTGCTGCCGCCTCTGCCCCAAAATGAAGCCACTCCGGAAGTGATCTTTTTTAATCTTGGCAGTAATTTAATTGGTTTCGTTGCCATTTCTTAGATATATCTGCTTCCAGCTTGGTCAGCAAATCGGGCTTTGCTAACGTTAGTGACTTGGTTTGCGGCATCCACAACGTATTCATTCATCTCTGAATCCGTCATTTGACCACCCGATGCGCCGCCAGTTGTGACGACCTTGTAAAGCAACCTCAGTTGCTCAATAAAATCCGATGCGCTCCAACCCGGAGGCAACTCATATTGGAATTGCTTGCCAGCAACATTAGCTGAGACAATCCTTGCGCCGCCCCGTGACTGAGTATCAAATTCACCAACTGCTAGGGTTTCAATAATAGCCAAAGCAGTGGCTGCATCTTTTGACGCTTTAATCCAAATCACGAACAGCAAACTTCTCATTGCTTTTGTTATGTAAAGAAAACGGCAAAAAGTCAATTGCATCATTTAAGCCAAAGCTTAAGCAATCAATGTCGTGAAAAGCCCAAGGTTTTCACGCCCCTTTCACGTTAATGGAATTTTAAACCGCTTTTATTGATGCGGAAAAAGCGGTTTAAATCATTGAGATAATTTGGAACACAAAAAAACCACACATTTCTGTGTGGTTTCTTGGTTGATGTATTTTATTCCTTTTTTTACACCCCGCACATTCCTTCGCACTCGGCTTTAAAATCCCAAACCTGCTGACCCTTATCTTCATCATTATCAAAATCAATCTCATCAAGCGGTTTGCATGAATTATGCAAATAAACCTCCATTTTCATTGCTCGATCTGTTTTGCCTAATTCTCTGATTTTTTTATCAAACTCAATTGCCTTATTGAAATATTTTGGATCATTGTCACGCATTCGCCTCCATTCGTGATCACTGTGAAATGGGCAATAATAACAAGCAGAACGCGGTGGGTTTGGAAAACCCCTGTCTTTCATCCATTCAATAATCTTGGAGCGAGTCATTTTTAATTCCAATAATGGGTATCTTAATTGAGTCCAATGCTGCCTTGCTTCTTTTGCTCGCTGTATTTCGTCCCAAGAGATTCCAATCCATTGAGTGACAGTAATGTGTTTTTGCCCTCTCTTAATCTCACACAATTCCTTTATCTTTTTTTCAATTGGTTTAATTTTGTAATCTGCTGTGCAACTTCTGCCAATTGCTGCTGTCTTTTTACCATCTGGCAAGATGCCAAACATCGGAATGATTCGACGCATATATTTTTCGCCAATTTCATAATTGATTGCCTTTTTAGTAGCGACCGCAGGCTTCAATTGATTTTCAGTAAGATTGCCATGTCTAACAGTATGAATTGGAAATGGATGTGGTGCTTTATTTATTAAACCGCGCAAAGTTTCCAGCCACTCATATACTTCATCTGGTTCTGCGCCAACGTCTGCAAAGATTGCAAAATCTGGCAATGGAGTTATATCGCCGTATGCAGCCATCAACGCAAGCGCAGAGGATTGAACCCCTGCACCCAAGTTGAGAACATTAAATTCTGTTTCTTCTGGTTTCTTAAATGGGTTCATATTACAAAAGTTTAAGTGCTAATTTTAAAATGGCTTTGAATTTGTTTGTGTCAGATTCGCGTGTAAATTTAAAGTTGTTTCCGGAAGTTGCATAATAAGCATCCCCATGATCATAAACCATGCATAAGCATTCCCCGCCTGTATTTACATCAATCACAATTTCCTGCAATTTATTGTCCCAGCGTTCACAAAAATTCAATTCAAAGTTTTTTGTGAAAATTTTGCCAGTCTCTTCACCGCCATTGTCTTTGCTGGATACTGTAAATTCTACGTTATTTGTGATTAATTTCTGATTTTTCATTTTATTCATATTTGATTTTATTCGTCGCAAGAATTGCTTCGATGCATGCAACAAACTAATAAAACCAATCATTGTCAATACAATCTATTCATCAACTGCAATAATTTCAGTTCCAAGTGATTTGCACATTGCCGCGCAAACCATCTGCATTGCCTCGCAGTCATAAAAGTGATCATTGTTTTTGTCCCGATTAATCCAATCATAATAAACTGAGCCATCTGGTCTTTCCTTTGCGATCTTTACCCAAGCATTGATTTGCCGTTCATACATCTGCCCAGCATTGTCGGCATAAGTCCAAATCGGATTGCCCCGATGATCTTTCAGCGACCGCATCAAGCTAAGTCGATTCTTTGCTGATTGCTTTGAAAAGAAGAACTGCCCAACTCTTGCGCCTCGGCTCATTGCCGTTCCGTCATAAGCATCCACTGGTTTTAAATCTGAGTAAATGCGCCGGAATCCATCTTGGTTCATATAATCCTTTGACGCATCACCACGGAAAACCATCCATCCATTTTCTAAAGCAATCCGATGCACTTGGTTTGTATTGTAATTGCCATCTAAAAAGACCCGGCAAGCTCCGCCGCTTCCAAGTTGATGTTGTGGGATTTTCCACTTGTCGCAAGCTTCCCGGATTTCTGCCGTTGTTATTACTTTGCGACAATCCAAAAGCCTTGACCGCAAAGTGCCATCAACAATTGCCCAAGACCGGATTAAATAATAGTAATGATCTTTTTGAACGTCCACAGTGCAGAAGATAAATTGCCCGGCTGCGTCCCAAACTTCATTCAACTCATATCCACCCATTGCATTTGCTTGAATGTCGGCAGACATATAATCATTGACCGCCCAACTTTCTGCAAGCCGCTTGCGTATAAAATTCTCTAAAGAATCAAGATTGCCCCGTTCCCGGTCAACTTGTGAAAGTTTAAATTGCTCAACTAACTTTGGCCAAGGAATGTGCGCCAATGCATTGTAATTAAAAAAGTCAATATTTTCATCACCATCCGGATTCAAAGAAATATATTTGCCAGACAAGTTCCG